AAGACAAATAAGAACTCTAATCTCTTATTGATAGGTAGTTGAGAAGGGGCAAGGAGTTGAGAGATAGGGAACCAAATATCTACGAGTTCATCAGGATCTTTTTGGAAGATGGTAGTTGGAACAGTTGACAATCCTGATCTACTTTGTAGGTTGACGATATTGCCAAAAGGAGCACCCAAATAAACTCTTCCATTAAGAGGAGAAGAAGAAACAACAGAAGAAGAAGGATCAACTGTCTCATCTGCAGCATCCCAATAAAGGAAAACAGTATGTATAACGCTCGCAGCCTTGATCGCTCCATACGTTGATCGAAAAGAAGCGGCCTTTGTGCTTGTGTTCCATGTCAATCTCTGAAAGGTCATACCTACACCATTCTGATCAACAAGATGAACATCAAAACCATCAGATCTAACATTATCCCAAAAATCATCCCAATATGTAGGAATTGTTATTTCAAACTGAATTGATCCTGTTGTAACCAAAGACGAATCTATAGCTATCGGCATTCTTCTTTTAAAATTGTCTTCATACCAAGTCATTATACACCGAATTGTGATTGATGGGTTACTCTCACTTCTAACAGTGAGATCGCTGTGTTAGATATACCATATTCCTCACCATCTTGAGAGGTATAATTAACTAAGACATCTTGAGTCAAACCTGAAAGTCCTAATGTACGATCTGAAGTGATTGCTTTCTGTATGTCTCCTGCGAGATTCATGGCATTCTGCAAACGTGTTTCAAGGTCTGTTCCACCTGCATAACAAACAATTTGATACACAGATTCTCCTATATATCTCCCCAGTGTTCTTCCTTGTTGTTCTATGGTATCAACGAAAACGATACTCGCAGAAGGAACTTGAGGAGCATGAAGAAGCGCACCAATAACAACACGATTCTGAAGATCAAGACCTGAAAAACCTGAGGAAAAATCAGCACTTACAAGAACCTTCAATCTATTCAAAACCTGTACATGTATAATATCAGCCATCAATCCGCTCCCAAAGCAATGCTAAGAAGAGAAGATAACCGATCAGGAAGACGTTCAGATTCTGATCTGACAGCCCTGCCCAAAAACAGAGTAGGCTTAATATAACGAGTACCAAATTCAACATATTCAGCATAATCCACATCTGATCCTGATGAAGATCCGCCTGCCCTTAATACTACTCTAGGAGAACCAAGAGGAGCATCTACAAGACCTGTAATAGAAGATCGTAATCTTCCTGTTTGAACTTTTGGTTTAGAGGTAGCGTTTTTCTTTGCATCTCTTTCCATTCTCAAGGCTGATCGAACAAGCATCTGCTCTAACTCTTTGAGGAGTTTGCTATCTGCTTCTTTGACTCGCTTGAGAAAATCATTAAAAGATAGTTGAGACATTTCTATAACCTCTCAATATCTGTTTGACTTCATCCGGCATGGTTCTAGGTGATAATGTAACAGTACTATTTCTTTGTGTTACTGATACGTTTCCTTGATTGCTCTTTGCACGCTGTAAATGACTACAATACACACAAATAGCATGAACAAGATCAGAAGGTGGATTCGATGTACTGAAACCAAAAGAACCGATGATTTTTATAGCTCTAAAACCAGTATCAAAAGAATCAGGAGAAACATCTTTAATCATGATTCTTCCAAGTTCTTTATCTATCTCATATTGAGATCCTGCTATCAAAGTATCGCTACCATAAACCCGATCCACATCCGAATGAACAGACGTGATCGAGATGATCGGTTTGAGTGGTGATTGTAGTACATAGTTCAATCCATACATAGGTTTATCAGCATATAGCGTATATGTCGAAGAATCTAATGTGTAAGACGTTGCACTATCAGCCAAAGGAAAACCCAAGTAGCGAGCAATAAAGCCCTCTACACGAGCAATTAACGAGGTGAGATCTGCATCAATACTAGATCCTTGTATCTCAGGAAGATACTCTTTCAATACTGATGCAGAAGTCAAACTCATTCATTTATATCCTTAAATATCTCTTGCAGGTACACATTTCAAGAAGAACACAATATCAGTCACACTAGCCAAAGAACCAGTGAAATCCAACTTTAATTGTATTGCTTGATCTTTCTCATATCGAGGAGAAACACCATCTTGAAGAATCATGGCGACAGGAACATTTTGAGAGAATCCTGAAGCCTGAGAGTCAGCAATCAATAATTTAGTAGCATCATCATCAGCGTACACTTCACATGATACCTTTGGAGAAGCACCTGAAGCAACAGCGATGGAACAAGTAATATGAGCAGATTCAATTCGACAATCAACAGGAGCAGGAACTGCAACTGTGACATCAGTAGATTGAACATTACCCAATTTGTAAGATAATATAAACATTTTAAACTCCATTAAGATTAAATAGGTAAGTTATAACCATAAGCAACATTTTTCAAAGCATCAGCATCAGGAGAATCCATAACTGCCCTCATAGTCGATACCAACTGAATAGAACCTGAAGCAATATCTTTATCAGATTCAATAGTTATCTGACGTCTGATATATTGATACCATGAATCGGTATTAAATACTAAGAATCCTGTCTTATAATCAGCAGGAGCGGTTCCTGCAGCATAAAGACCTGAAGCAGCCATATCAGCAGACATGAAGCGAGACATGACAACTGGGATACCCGCAAGGGATGCCAATTGACCGCTGAGAATTGTAGCTTGATTTCCAAACTTCTCTAAAGTTACAACTTGATCCAATTGTAAGAAGTTAGCAACAAGTGCTTCAGGAGATACGACACAGATCTTATTTCCTACAGCCAATTCTCCAAGTTCAGATACAACGCTCATGAATTTTGCAAAAGTGAAAGTACTAGCATCAACATCTGATCCTTTGTCCTTTGCTGCTGCTCTCATTCCCAAGAATAGGCGTCTATGATCGGATGCAGATCCCAAAGAAGAGGCTCCCCATCGTTCTCTAATATTCCATGAACTAATAGCATCTTGATGAGTAGCGGCTGTATCACCATTGATCATACAATCTTCAAAAGCATCTTCGAGGTCTTGAGCGATCTGTCTAGACAATGCAGGAATAATGGCAAATGCAGAATCTTCTCCTGCAGCATCATCAATATTCATAAGAGTAGCAAGACCTTTGGCTCTAACTGTCTTTTGTGCTGTCTCGATAGTTGATGCTTGGTACTTGGCAAGATCATCAGTAGCAACACCTTTTATGTAAGGTCTTCCACCACGAGAGAGTTTAGGGATAAGAAGTGTTTCACGTTCCATTTGTACACTTGGCAATAAAGCACGCAAGCCACGAGGAACTTGGAATGTTTGATACAATTCTGTTTTGAACTCATCAGGGATCCATTCACCACCAACTCCGGCATTGTCAGAAAAGATCTTGTTTACTGCATTCTTCATGAAAGAAGGTGCTTTTTGAAGATGAGAATAAAGTTTCATATCTGCTTTAGGTGTATAAGCATCTTTCATCATCATACGAGCAAGTGATCTATCTTGATTCATTTTTACAAGATCAGCATGCCACTGGTTCGCAAATACATCAGCATCAAGAAGACCTTTCTCTTGGATGTTTACACGTCCCTGTCCTGCAATGTTCTTAGATACTGTAGCAGTATTCCATTGTACAGATCCATCTTCTTTTTGATATTGCTTAAGAGCGAAATCATTATTATGAACTTCAGGCTCATAGGTTTTTGTTTGACCTTCAGCAAGTAACTTCTGAGCATGTTTCAAGTCTTTTACTTGATCCTCGAAGTTTCTTAAACGATCTTCAGTGTTTTTTTGATGTGACACAATGCCTGAAATAAGACGTTTTGCTTCATCTATTTTGTTATTATCCATAGTGATATCTCCTACTATGTTGTGAGTATATAGGCAAAAGCCTCAATTAAATTATTAAAATCTTTATCTTCTTTCTCATCCTCTTCTTCTTTCTTCTCTTCTTCCATATCTTCTGTGGATTCTTCAGAGATCTCTTTTTCCTCTTCCTCTTCTTTATAGGCCTCTTCTATTTCTTCCTCTTCTATTTCCTCAATTTCTTCTTGTTCGGTTTCTTGTTCGGTTTCTTGTATTTTGGCAAAAGAAACAATATATCGATCATCCTCTTCTTTCACTTCGAGAATGTGTTTGTAGATGTTCATGTTCTCCTGGATAATACTTTTCATTTCAGAAAGTAGATCCTCTTTCATGGTGTTGAAAAACTTTTGCTCTAACATTGTAGCTTCTCCATTTGCAGGGATTGTAACAATTGAAACTTCTAGGAGTTCCGCTTTGCTGTAGTACATTCCTCTTTGGCCATAGTATTTATTATCTTTTGGAAGATCTGATCTAGATGTACTCTCCAGAGGTCGAAAACCAACAGAAACAGCATTCATAAAGCCGTTTTGGGCCTTCCTCTTTACTTCCTGTGCTCTCGGGTCTTCATCATCAAACTCAACATCTATAACAAGTTGATTGTTTCTGATATGTACATTTCCTTTTGCTATCGGTAATTGAGATGAATCATGGTTCAACAAAACGACATTATTTTTTCTGTACGAAGATAGATCCCACCCCGATTGCTCTATGACGTCACCATACCGATCAGGAGATGATGTGCTGGCAATGAAAGAAACCTTTTCAGATTGTTTCTTTCTGCTCTTTGCTCTCTTCACTATATATGTGTACGTTTTCATGGGGATCCTTAGTTTGAAATATACCAAAGACGATCACCATCTACAATATTTTTGAAAAAATAATACAATATATTGTT